CTCCAGCAGAACCAAAGCATACAAAGATGCAATGGCAGAGATGGAAGCAGCAGAACCCAACAAGCGTTGGTTACCAGAGTCTGACTATAACATGTGCATGGAAGTAGCAGCATCTGCACGCCAACATCCATTGTTAATGGATATGCTATATCATCCATCGTGCAAGGTTGAACATACAGGATTCTTTGAGATCGATGGCACACCCTGCAAGGTTCGTCCGGACTTATATAATACCGAGACAGGAATGGTGCTTGATCTAAAGACTACATTAGATGCAAGTGAGAAAGGCTTTGCCAAGAGCGTGCGTCAATTTGGTTATGCATTCCAGGCAGCATATTACATGACTGCATTACGGCAGATGGGCGAGCGACCCAAGCAGTTTGTGTTCTTGGTGGTTGAGAAGAGTGAACCATATGCAACTGCATGTTATGCATTGGATAACAACGACATAGAAAAAGAGATTCCACGAGTGCTTGATGCTATTCGCTTATATGGTAAATGCCTGGCAACTGATGTATGGCCTGGCTACACAGATGACATTAAAACGTTAAACCTTGGTGGCTTGTTTACAACTAACAGACTGAGCATTACACAGATTGCAGATAAGTTTAGAGTGAGTCGAAGCTTTGTGTGTAAGGTTGTAAAAAAACATAAACTTGAGAAACGAAAAGTAGGTAATCGTAACATGGTGGACATGACTGAATTTTCTACCGCTCTTCGTTGGGAAAATGAAAGGAAGTCTGCGTGATGGCACGAAATCAAGGTGCAAAGAAATACCTTATTACTAGCAAGAAAGCACTCAAACTTATGGGCTATAAATCGCAAACATCCTTGGATCAATTCCATGCAGATGAAGGATTTACCTGTTACATCATTGATGGCATGGCCTGCTGTGGTGGACGTGGATTTGCATGGGATAAAAAAGAAATTAACAAATGGTTAAAAACCGAAGGAAGGAGTTCTGACGAATGGCTAATAGATTGAAAATAAGTGAGATGGATAAAGTGCTGGGTTATGCTGAAGCTCATATTGAGCAACAGAACTTTGAAGGCGCGGTTGTGGTACTACATGCAGCACTGAAACAATTAGTGGCTACATTAGCAGGCGAGGATATGAACAATCAAAGTGACCCTGACATCACTATATATACACAGCGTGAGTGTATGGTCTCCATTCCAAAAATAAAAGAGATATGTGCCAAGACATTGGGTGTAAGTGTAAAGGAGATTAATAGTAGGAAACGCACACAGGATGTAGCATTGGCACGTCAATGTGCAGTCTACTTTGCACGTAAACAGGGATACAAGGTTGAAGAGTTGGGCAAGGTCTTTGATCGCAATCACAGTAATATATCCCACACCTGTAATAAGATCCATGATTTACTTGAATGTGATCGCGAGATGGCAGCCAAGATTAACCTGGTGGGAAGAAATATAAATGCCAACTAGTGATGGAAAAGGGAGAAAAAATAACGCTGTGCGTGAAGAAACGAACCCCTTCATTGAACACACTTCTGGGTATGAATCGGTGGGCGCGAGTCAAAGAGAAGAGAGAAATGCAGAAGGAGGCGATGATCGCCATCGAGTCCGCATTATCTCCAAGCGAGTCAGAATCTGCGACCCGGACAACCTTGTTGGGGGAGTTAAGTACCTTGTCGATTCGCTTCGGGCTGCGAACATTATTCCAGAAGATGACCCAAAAGCGATCACCCTCGAGGTCAGTCAAGAAAAAGTCAAAACCTACAAGGAAGAAGAGACGTGGGTAGAAGTAACAAAACAATAACTAATAACAAATACTAATATGATAACTGAATTAACAAAAACCTATGATGAAATAACCAGCGAATTTAAAGATGCGATTACAAATGGCATTAATGGATTTGTTAGAGCTGGAGAGATATACGTAAAAGCAATAGACCAAGATCCTGAGTATGCAGATAAAATGCAACTTGAGTTTAGTGATATTGTACCTGCCAAAGCATGGAAACAATTTGAAGCTATTGGCAGAAAATGGATACATCCCAAACTTATTCTTGGTGGTATGTCAGATGCAAAGAAAACAAACATTGTAAAGCGTCTACCTTATAGCTTGCAGAATCGTGTCTTTGATGGTGAGAAGTTTCAATTACTTATTGCTGGTGGAGATGTGCTAGAGGTTAGCATACTTGATGCAAGTAGTGAGCAGACGATGCAGTTATGCGGTGAAGGCAATATGCGTACACTTAGAGAGCAGAAGGCATACATTGAAGATAGCAAACTAAGAGAAGACTTAAAGCCACAGGAGCTACCTTACTATGTACAGAAGGGTAAGATTATCTTTCGTAAAAATACAGAAATAACCAGAGCAGAACTCAAGCAGTTACTTACTCAGGTATGAGGTCAGAAGCTAACAGAGAAAAAAGCAAATGGAAGCATTGGCATAGGACAGGTTTTTTTAAGAAAGATATAAAGTTCTATGGTTTTGTTTATCGATTGCACAATGGATGTCTAAAGGATCATGAAATTAAAGCGCTTGGATATAGGTTAAGAGATGAAAATACTTGGCTTAAATATTGTTATGATCCATTGGTTTACATTACTCAGGAGAATATAGATCGTCATTTTGAAAACACATTATGGGAGAAAGATGATTATCCGTTTAATTGTATAGAAGTGTGGGTTAGTGACCCACGTTCAAGTCCATACTCAGGTCATGGAGCAGTTCGTAATAGAGCATGGGTAATAAAGAAACCAGGTTACTACAGAGTAAGTGTTGAGTTACAAACAAAAGCAAAATCCAACACAAAGCGAACCAAGTATAAAATGAAACATTACAAAGGTATGCCTTACTTCAATAGAGATAATGATCGATGCTATAACAACTGTGTATCAAGGGCGTATCATACAGTACTAGATCACTGTCGTGAGATTAAGAAGCAGATATTCGCAGACAGGGAAGCAATAGAAGACCGCAAGAGAGATACTTATTATCGCTTGAAATATTGGCGCGATATTAAGAATGAACTTGCACGTGAAGAGAAGAAAGAAAGATTGAAGCGTGTGCGTGGTGTTGTGCCAACGAAAGCAACCACTGCATTCTTCCAAGCACTTGCAGTTGGATCTGCAATATCTGAGGCATGAGTGAGTTCGACACGAGTCTTAGTGTTGGCAAGCTGCGTGAGGCCGAATTAATCGAGTTCTTTCAGTCCAAGGGGCATAAGCCCATACCCATACCAGGCAAGTTCTCTGGCTTTGATTTCTTCTTAGCTAATACTAAGCAAGGATATGAGGTAAAACAGGATTGGAAGGCTCATTATTCGGGCAATCTCGTGGTGGAAGTGGAGATGTATGGCAGGCGATCCGGGTTGATGGCAACCACCGCAGATTGGTGGATATTTGATACGAAGGATGAGTTTATATTCATCACCCCAAGACAATTAAAGGATCTTATCGTCGAGCAGAATCCACCCCTGCGTCAATTCACAGGTAAAGGAGATACCCAACCCAAGAAAGCATACTTGATACCCGTGCAACGCATAAAAAACTATGCCAGCAGTATCATTAAACGCTGAATAAACTACAAAGAGTTACAATGAATACACTTAATAAAATCATGAATAAAATAATAATTACATCAATATTTATAGCAGCAGTTATCACTTGGTTGTGGATGATATTTGCATGGATTCTAGCATTAATAGGAGGATAAAAATATGTCAGAAGAAGAAAAAGAAGAAGGAAAAAGTTACACAACATCGTTCCGATTAAACGAGTCCGCAAACGCACGATTAATGTTGTTTTGTGAGCTAACAGGAATGAGGAAATCTGAGGTCGTAAAAGCAGCAATTTCACAGTTCATTGCACCGACCATCCAAAATGCCAATGTAATACCCCCGTATTACAATCCTCGCGTGCGCACGTGTGTAGATAATAATATTATATCTAAAGATATAATGAAAAATAATACAGAGGCAAAAAACAAGGATGCAAAAAAAGAGGAAACTCATGCATGGTTTCAAGCATTCTGGGAAGTGTGTAAAAACCAGCAATTTGCAAGACGTGTTGTCAAGACTATCAGATTGAATTGGGATGATCTCTCACAGCTTGATCCAAAAGAATGTGCAGATAAATACAATCAACATTTTCACGAGAAAGGAAATTATGCAAAACATCCAAACTCATGGTTAAATGATGGAGGGTATGATAACGTGGTATCTGTTTCAACTCATGGATTAAATTTTGATGTGACTACAAAACACCCGGATGATTGATTACGAACTTGCAGAGCAAGCAGTTCTCTCATCCATGCTGCATGATGAAAGTGGAGTTGCCACTGCACAAGCAGGTGAATCATTAACCAAGGATGACTTCTCCTCCATGGATCGTTCCACGATCTTTGAAACATGCTTACGTTTATCACCTGCCAATGAGATAGATGTAATCATAGAACATCCAGAGCTAAAACAAGAAGTAATCTTTTTGAGCGAGAAGTATGGTGGTGGTGGCATTGAAAGATACATTGAATATTTAATTGATCATCGTAACACGAGATCCGTGGAGCGTGCCCTCTGGCAGGCAAACGATGATTTAAAAGCAAGCAAGCCAGCAGAAGAGATTTCTCAGACATTTGTAAACACCATTGCAAAATCACTCAGTCAAAGAAAGGGTGTGGTTGCATGTGGTGCAGCAAGCAAAGAAGCATTTGCAGAATTTCTTGAGGTAGATGCAGGTGGTACACAAGCAATCCCCACAGGATTGGAAAAGTTAGATGCTATTCTTGGAGGTGGATTCAAGAAAGGTAGTTTGTACGTCCTTGCAGCACGCCCAGGAGTAGGGAAGTCTGCTCTTGCAATACAAATGACATACGAGACTGCAAAGCGTGGATTGCGTGCAAGCTATGCAAGCTTAGAAATGTCATCATCTGAATGTGCAGGCAGACTTTTATCCAATGCAAGTGGTGTGCGCAAACCAACAGGCAAGGGATTTCTCAATGCTGGACATAAGCAAAAACTTGAAACACAAGTGCAAGCCATGCAGACTTGGCCTATTACATTCAAAGATGACAATCAAGCAACCATGCAAAGTATTGAGGCATTTGTTGCCAAGCAAAGACTTGAAGGTGAGCTTGGTTTAATCGTAATCGATTACTTGCAACTACTCTCCTCACCTGGGCATGACTCAAGAGTGCAAGAGGTTAGCGCAATCTCACGAGCGCTGAAAAGTATGGCTATGATGTATGAAGTTCCAGTGCTTGCCTTGAGTCAGTTAAATCGTGCGCTAGAATCTCAAAATAGAAATCCCATGCTCTCGGATCTCCGAGAGTCAGGAAGTATAGAACAAGATGCAGATTGTGTGTTACTCATGCATCGAGAAAAAGAAGTAGATCCAACCAATGATGATATTATTTGCAATGTTGCTAAGAATAGAAATGGCGAGGTGCGTGCAACCAAGCTAACTTTTACCAAGCCAACCGGGCGTTTCTCAACACGAGTTGAAACAAGATTACATGATAAGAAACCATTTTAGACTACAAATGACTTACATGGTATCTCATAGTATGCCATTGCGTTACGAGCATGGGGTCTAGAAAACGCTTTTGGATAAAAAGAAGGTCAATATACCCATGTGGGTGTTAAAACGCCTTTAAGAGGCTATATGACCTAAAGATGTGTTTTACCTGATAATATGATTATGGTATTCGTATAATCACGAATCTTCACTAGACTCAAAGTTTGGATCTAACCTTGGATCTGTTTCATAGATTACCTTACGTTTCATTTTCTGCATCATTTCCATGACTTCCTGCAAGCTTGCCAATCCATCTAGCAAGATACCTTCTCTCTCTTCTCCA